GGATTTCTGGTTAGATGGTGGACGATACAAGACTCGAACTTGTGACACAAAGCACAAACCCATTGAAAAATCAGGGATATTTTCACTCGTTCGTAAATTCGTTCGTAAATTCTCCGTTTATGATCTTCGTGAAACGTTCGTCGACTTTCTTGTCTGCCTCTTTCCGGCTCGCTGTAAATGCGTGGGTGTAGGTTTGCTTCATGGTGTAGTCTGTCTTCCAGCCGCCGCGTTCCTGCGCTACTGGGGTAGGAATATTGAGGTCTGCCATGAGTGATGCGTTAACGTGTCGGAGGGCATGAAAGTTCATCGGAGGGAGTCCGGCCTTTTCCATGCACTTATGAAAGCGCGCGTTGACTGCCCGGCTTGTCCTCGGCTCTATAACATCCCCGCTGACCTTGTTAATCAGTCCTTGAATATACGGGGGAATGTCCAAGACGCGCGGGCGCTCCTCTTCCTTTGCACCCTCTTTGCGGACAGGCTTGCCCTTTACATCAACGACCGTCTCGACAATGTACAGCTGCCCGTTTCTTACAGACTTAGACTTGGTTAAGCCGCGTATCTCGGAGATAGACAGAGAGAGCCACATAGCCAACAGGCACGGCAATTCTATATCCGTCCCTGCTATGGCGGGGAATATTTGTTCTGGCGGCAGTATCGTCTTGAATTTACGCTGTACCTCTGCTTTCTTAACTGTCACTCTGGGAGCGCCGTTAGAATATGCGTTCACGACTGTAAGCACCAGATTCAGAGCGTCGTTTACTGTTTTCGGCGAGAGCGTGCCACCCTTGCGTGATTTTTTCGCAAGCTCTTTTTGCTTTGCTTCGTTCAGCTTTTCTTCCGTAACTGCGCTCAAGCGCAACTGCATAAGGCTTTCAAACCGTTTGTCGCGGATGTATTCGTACTGTTCTTTGCTCCGCGCTTTAAGTTCGCTTGAGTGCTGGGTGATATATTTGGTGATCGCGTCAGCAACAGTTATGTCCTCTGGCTTTTTCCTCGCCTCAAGGAAACCGGCGCGTATGGCCTTGGCCTTGATGATGCACTCCTCGGCGGTGTCCTCTGTCGTGCTCCATCCCTCGGCTTTCAGCTCGATGTTCCACTTGCCGGACTTGAGCTGCCGGGGCTTGGGGACTTTTATTTCGTCCTTCTTCTTCCGTTCACGAAGCTGCTTTTCGCCGCACCAACAGCAAAATATTGAGTTGTCGGGTATGTCCCTCTTGCAAATTTTACACTTCATAAGATTCTCCGAAAGCAAAAAGCGCCGGATGTCTCCGACGCTTTTACGTGGTCTCAGGCAGGGCGGCGTGTCCTGCATCTCAGGTTCCTGTAAACAGGAGTGTCGGGAGCCTTTCCGACCTCTGAAACCACTTGTATAGAATATACTTCTTACACTTAAAATATACTATTTCTCACATTAAAAGTCAAGTGGTTTTAAGCGTCCGCTTTTTATTCTGTTTTCAAACTTGGCGTTGCTGATGGCATAGACGCTGGCAACATAAAGATAGCCTTTCTTTTTATCCAGCTTGACACACACCATTTCATTTTTTGCCAGGCACTTCACCAGTTCTACACTGTCAGGCTTTTTGGGATGACGCCCTATGTACTCCGGTTCTGCGATGATTAACGCGACATCTTCCAGCAAGTCTATTT